AAAGGCGACCATTCTTTGTACAGATGTGAACATGCTTCTGGTCACATTTTACTATCTCGAATCTGTGATTCTCTCCATCGAAATTGCATGCGAATATGAGCTTACTTGGCATCATTCCTCCATGCCAGCCAGCCTCCTATGCGTAAACCTATCCATTGTATTGGGCTTATGATACGAGCAAGCGTTGTCTTGTTGGTTATTGCGCCTTCGGCAATTATGAGCAAGCGATAGATGTTATCGGATTCGGGTCTGGTGAAGTAACAGCGATGCCCCTGCCTGTTGTAGAGATACTCATTGCGATACAGTTGGTCATGGATAAGCGATGCTCTACGCCATCTGTAACGCTCCATGCCCTTTATTATGGTCAACACTTTAGGTATGGATGATAAGTCCGATAAGTAATGCTTATCAGGGTAATATGCAACATTGTCTATGATTACATGGAACGGCTGTATCTCTGAATTGCTAAACTCAAATATCTCCTTGCCTTGCTTCTCGGTTTCATGCCCGTTAAGCACAAGGGTGAAGTTATCATGGTTAATGAATTGTACTTTCATAGCCACTTGCAAGCCCCCCAAATAATAACAGCCAACATAGCAAGCCCTAACACTATGCCAAGCATGATGCCCTTGAACTCTTTGAGATTGTCGGTCATGGTGCTACTCCGTTGGTGACAGGGTATAGCCCTCTGTCCTGTGGTACGCCTATGGTTATGGTGACATCATCACGGAATGGTCTTGGTATCTTTATATCAAGTATCGCCTCAATGTTGGTTATGGGTTTTTGTCCGAACTGATAATCATTCCAGAACGTACACGCCTGCCACCTCTCGCCTGTTGAATTGGTATAGACTTGCCATATACATTTATGGGTTATATTCGTTTCGCCCATAAGTTCGCACACGGCTTCATCAACCTTGCCCTTCCATCCTTCAGCAAGTGATTCCTTTACAGAGAATGTTACAAGGCGGTTGTCTACTGCAAGACAAACAGTAACTACAGTAACTATTATGAACAGCATGGCAATTATATATCTCATAAACCTGACACCTCCGATGCTGACAAGGAATTAGTATAGAATCTGACATTATCCATTAATCCGCTATAGTACAGGCTTCCGTTAATTGCCATAGTTTCGGAACGTGACAGACTGCCAACTGTGCCTATTGTTCCGCTTCCTTCTGATGCTCCGTCATAGTACAGAGTGCCTGTAGTATTCTGACACACAACTGTTGCCTTATGCCATGCCGTAGTATTGACTATGGTTGTGCCTATTACGTTCGTAAAGCCTCCCGCATGGGTCACGAATACTAACTTATTAAGCTGAAGTTCAATATTGATACAGCTATTTGTGTTGGCAGAGTTAACAGTCATAAGCACCTGTCTTGCTACGTTGGTTACTGTAGGCTTAAACGAGCAGGACATGGCATAGTTGGTAGATGATGCAGGTATGAATGTTGCCGCATATCTCAAGTAGTCGCTACTGCCGTCTGACCTTAACCATCCATTAGTTCCATCAGCATCCCATGCTGGCTGTGTTGCATCAGCAGGATAAGGAAAATGATTAGTTCCCTTCAGGTCAGCAGGATAGTCATAATCCCAGCATCCCTCATACGATAATCTGCTATACAAGGATGGGCTGGAGAGGGCTAAAGAATTGCTCCAACCATGCGCGGAGTAGGTGTTGGTGTAGATGTCGAGGACTTGGGCTGAGGTGAGGGAGTTTGTCCAGATTATTGTTTCACCTATTTCACCTATAAGCTTTCTATTGGATACCGCCATATCCGAACCTAAATACGTAGGTCTATTATTGAGGAATGATGCACTAACAGATGCCGTGTTCGTTACCTGTCTGCCATTAACATACATCTTGGCGATAGAGTTAGAAGTCCATGTCATCGTAAACAGATTCCAAGTTCTCTGCTGAAAAGCATTTACCTTAACAGCTCCATTATCGTTTAGATAACATGATAATTCTCCAGCAGACCCCCACATATCAAAACCCGTAGATGGATTTAGCGAAGACGTGTGATATACAACTCCTGCATATGCAACATGAGTCCTAACCTTAACCCAAGTTGAAATAGATAGACCGGTAACACTATTATACGGGGTGTTAGTCATTACGAGGTAATCTCCCCCATCAAAACTATGGCATCCAGATATTCCATTGCTTGACTCTAAATATGTAGGTTGTGATGCACCGCCTAAATGATATACGACATTAGTTCCTATCGGTGATGAATCGTTTGTAGAAGTAGCTGATGTCGCCATCTTCAAGTAAGTCACACTTGACGCATACTCAGGGATGACCCAAGAAGCCGGTGCAACACTGCCTATGGTTGCGTAGTATACAGCCGCATATCCGCTATTGCCTGATCCCGAGAAGTCTTTGCCAAATCCGCCTGATATGCCTGATCCCGAATACTGAGCCAGGCATAAAACTGGACAAAGCAGTAAAAGACTTATTATTACCTTAATTCGCGCCATTGTATTGATCCTCTGCAGGTTGGTGTTCCTGTTGTTGCTTTAATCAGTATTGATATTATGTTCTGATTCGTACCATTGAGATCAAGCGTCAGCGGATATCGAGATGAAAACGTGCCCGATGATGAAGTCCGGCCGGACCCTACATTAGCCGCCACAAATCCAGCTTGAAGGATAATACCATCAGTCGAATATACACCGTTGGTGCAGTATTCCACACTGGAATTGGTATTTGCTGAAGTCCATACGGCATTTGTTATCGTGGATCCGTAATTGATCTGATACTGAATTGGAGTACCACCGCCCAGGACCTCGAACTCCATAGGAATGCTGTTGATTCTGTTCGTCATTCCGTTGAATGTCAGTTTTGGCCGTATGCTTATGAGATGCTGAAGCGAGGTCGTGGCTGTAAGATCCTCGTTATTAGCTGTTGCAAATATGTAACCCCTTCCTTCTTCTCTGCCGCCGGATGATATCACCGTTGAGCATATCAGTTTGGCTGTATGGGCCGTTGCGCTTGCAGAAGCATCTGCCTGCTCATATCTGAGAGGAAGCGTACCTGTACGAACGTAGGCCCCTGTAACGACGTTTGCATGTAGAAACTCATGTACCCATATGATTGCTCCGTCTATGTCAAATCCCATCCTGACACGGCCTACGCCAAGAAACTGCATGTCGATGGCCAATATCTGAGCCTTGCTGCTGTCGAGTGTGATTCCGGACCCATCTGTTCCGTCAAGACGCCTCAGATTCCATGAAGCCTGCGCTACCCTAGTCGTGACTATGGATCCGCTTACCGAGGAACGCTTGCACATATAAACGCCGTTTGTTCCGTCCTGTTCGAGATAGAATCCGTCCCTGTCATCGAAATACCCAACCCGCTTCTTGACGTTAGCTGTAGCGGTGTTCATGGCAAACGTTATGAATATCTGTTGTGCCTTACCTGGCTGATATTTGAAGTATTCCCGAGTCTGGGCAATCGCTGTGCAGTTGTTGGTTGTGCTGATCTGCATAGCCGATTCTGCTGATAAATGGGTAAATAGGCAGTTGAGCCCGTTCGTCTGCCACACAAGCGGGAGCAGATCATACTCAAACTGACTGTCGAATATGGTTATGGGATCCGCTATCGGAAGCCGGCTGAACGCATCGAGGGATCCGTCCGAGTAACTGGTCGTTACGTCCGATGGCGGGTTGATCATGGATTTATACTGAGCGTGAGAATGAGAAGCGATTAGAACTGATATCATAACTGCAAGTATTATATTCTTCATCATGTCTCCTTAAAATCCATGCACAAATATATTGCTTCCTATCCTGTAAAACGATCCTACCGGTAAACCATTCGTTGCCGTAGGAAGGTTTGTGGCCACGATATTTGTTGCATAAATTATCTGAAATGTCCCCGTATATCCAGTAAATTGGTTTGTCGGATTCGTCAACTTGACTGGTCCGCACTGCTGAACCCTGTTCGTCGGATCCACGATGACGATATCGCTACCGGCAGAAAGCGCCATGTAGGCGCCTGTCGTTACAGCCAATATCATCATTATACCCAGTTTCTTCATGCCATTCCTGATATCCTTCCGCCTGTCACGGTAAAGGTCTTTGTCGTCTTTGTCACCGGATCGATTGCTTCCAGTGTGCCCGAGATACCGCCAACATATGCCGAGGATCCCAAAACGTTGCCTGTCGAGAATGCCGGAGCTGCCGGACTTGATGGATTATACAGCGTTGATCCGTCATTTTTAACCCCTATTAGGCCAAGATTCACCAAATCGCTGACTATCAGGGCCCGTTCCGATGTTGTCCCCCTAACGCCGGCCAGAATCTCAACGGCCTCTTTCAGCGCAGAGAGGATGTTCCTCATCTTCACATCGGCTATGTCATGCGTGTTTGGTATCGCCCTCATTATAAATCCCTCATACTAGACGACAGCACTATCTCATAAATGTCGTGATTCGATTCGACTTGGAACTCCCAGTAAACTTCATCCCTCATAATCGGTAAGTGTCTGGCAGTAGCAGCTCGGAGCGTCACTGTCGCATATAGTGTTTCATTTCCGTACACTTTGCAGATAACCGTGTCGCCGGTGTACGATTCAGCCCTGACTCTGACCACATTGAATGATAGCCGGCGCTCTGCTTTGAACTTCTTTGACTTCCAGGTGATTGTCTTGTTCGTGGCGCCAGTGCCCCATGACTTGATATTTGCGCCCTGAATCATGTAAAGCAGATCAGTTTCAAGGTCGTTATGAGCGCCGGCGCAAGTTTCGTCGGTCGTAACCGGCTCTTTTCCGGCTGAAGCGGTAAGCGGGAATATGATGGTTCCGGCGCTGCTGAACCCGAAATACCGGCCTTCGTTCACCACCCCGATCATGGTTGTGGGCGATAAAGCCTGCCACTGGTCCTTTGTCCAGATAGATTCGCTGATTACGCGGGCTATTCCGCCGTCTATGGCTGTTAAACCGTCTGGGGAGGCATAAAGTACCACTGCTGACGCCCGATCGCCATAAACGGCAATAGAACGCGAATTAGAACATGACTGAGTGCTGTCTATCTTCAGCTGGCTCATGGCCGAAGGATGATAGCCTGTAATCAGGTATGGAATTCCGTTTGTCGTGGTTACGACCAGACCGCTTGAATTGACTCCAAGACCGGCAATATCAAAGTGAACCGTCTGGACATAAGACCGTTTCCAGGCATGAGGCTGGTACGGAACGCAGAAGTATATCGACCTGTCCTTGTAGCCAGCAAGGATACCGCCAGGATACTCCACAAGCCCTTTTAGGCCGGCGGGAGGTATCAGCCATCCATCGCTGACCTGTTCGGCGCCCAGATCCTCATCCAGAACGGTATCGAGGTATGTTCCGGTGGCTATGGCGATTTCTGCGACAAGTGCGTAATACGTGCCCTGATCGCCTGTCACTGTCCGGTAAATGCGCTTTTTGATGATATTCCACGGATTTGACGTGCCGTAATCATCCCAGTGCGCTGCCGTGAACGCTTCTGCAGTGTCAATGTTTTGATTCGATACATAGTATCGTCCGGCCTGAGTCACGGCTTGACCCAGTTTATACGTGGAAGCTGCGTTATAAGCCGTTATTCCGGTGTCCAGTCCGGCTAGATTGCCATCTTCCGTGGGGTCAACCGATATGATTGCCGAAGGTTCGCTCAGTGGCCCTTCTTCTGTGGCCGTGGTTCCCCAGCCATGAACGAACGAATACCGATATGCCCTGTCCACGGCGTAGTCGCTTGCCCTGCTGGTATCGTATGTCAGATTGAGAACGGCCTGCGGGGAAGACCCTGAGTTGGTCTGGCTGCCGGTAGACTGGGCGCCCGACAGGTAGAAGTCCTTGTTATTGCCGTAGGCGCTGATCGCAGGATACAGTCTCCCGAGATAGCTTCCTCCGGCTGAATAGGCGTCAAAGTACATGACGAACACTGCGCTTGCTGAGGCGGTTGTCTTGGCCGGTACGGTCTCAATGCGGTATTGCGACCCAGGAGTCACCTCATGCACGTTTGCCCCGCCGTAGGCGCCTTCTGCTAGGCTTCCCGACTGAGATACCGACCCGTCGGCCTCTTCATACTGGTAATACCATGTCCTTGTCCATGTAACTGATCCCTTGGCCTGAGCTGAGCCGGTTATCAGTCCGACAGGTTTAGGGAGCCCGAGCGCGTATTCCTGCTCTACAGCTGAGACTATACCTCTGACTTTTGGAACGCCTGAGCCGGTATAGAGGATCCGGTCGAACTGGTCTGAATCTATGGCTGACCGGCAGACATTGACTTCTGTCGTCCAGCTGAGCCAACCCGAGTTATACGGGAAAATGGTCTTTCTGACGGCATCGGGAAGAACTGCTACTTGACCAGGTATCTTGATCGCTTTGAGGATCCCGCTGGCAAGGTCAACGTTCTGGGCTGTCTGGGCATAAGTCTCGGGCAACAGAATCGAATCTGTCGCCGGAACAATCCCATTCATTTTTGACAGTTTGACCTTCATATCCCTCCGTTGAGAGCGACAAAGATCAATATCCGGCTGCTATATATGGAGCCGTACTGTTTGTCGTCATTATGCAGAAACTCTGGATAACAGCGGTATTGTCGGCATTAAACGTGTAGCTGTATCCGCCAGGTATCGCAATCGCATTCGATGAAGTGTTTACCCGAGCCATCATGCCGGTTGCCGATATATTCACCAGGGCGAATATCGTCGGATTGCTGGTTGAAGTGTTGAATATGGACAGCGCCCTGAGATTAAAACCTGTGGTCTGTACGGCGTTGGTTGTGGCCGTAACGTTTGGTGCGCTACCCCAGCCGGAAGTCATAAAGCTGACATCGGCTATGGCCTTCACGCCAAGCATTGCAATCATAACAGCCAATACGTACACACCGATCATTCTGGATTTCTTCATTTACTTTTCTCCTTTACCTTCTTTGGGTCAACTTCGTTCTTGAATATTGCAACTACACCGGCGTAAGTCTTCTCGTTGTTATCAATAGCCTTAGCTATCGTCCGCAGGATTGCATCCATCTGAGCGTCACCTGTGGTTGCTGTGGTGACTGATACTTGGATGTTGCTGTTGACTGTGGCTTGTTCTGCAGGAGTCATGTTGCGCCAGACGTTACCCTGCTTGATGATGTATGGGAGGGCGTTGGTTATCCCGAAGCTGTTCCACTCTTCGACAGTGTACTCGTTATCATCCTTGGATAACTCCTTCGGCGACTCAGCAGGGCGTTGATATACTGATACCGCAGTAACTAATCCACTCCTGTCCAATTCCACTTTTTTCCAATAGCTGGCAGAGGATGCCACAACGGAAGTAACCAAACCCACAGCTATACAAGTTAGTATGACTGCTCTCATATTATCTCCCTGTTATATTTCTAAAGTCATTTGAGTTTGCGTAAATCATTACCTCGTACACCTCTTGAGTCCCCACTCCAGTGCAATTTGCCGTCGATATCCTTAAGCCGACGTATTTGCCCGCGAACGGAACTACATACCAGTTGATATTGCTTCCCTGAAAGGTGTCATACAAATAACCCTCGCCATTCAAGGCTCCCGCATTTATATTTACTGAGTCGGAGAAAGTACCGTTCGGGGCATACGTCGGCGTGTCCTTACTGGAGAACAGGGCGCTCCACAAAGCTCCATTCGCGACGTTCTTGCGCGTACCGTATTTGCAGAATACATAACCTACCACTTGCGTGGGCAACGTGCACATGAGCGAGAGTGAACTAAAGTTCGCTCCGCCGTCGGACAGTGTAATGTTCGTGGTGCTTGTACTGAAGTCGTTATCTATGAGGCTATTGAAGTTACTCCCGACAGTACCCCCGCCAGAGCCAGTCCCAACTGAGTACCCACTAAACATGTTGCTGGTCAAAGCCAGCTTTGGGTATCCCATAAACGACAGAGCCATGTCGTTGGAGGAGTTAAGGAAGGTTCCGGTGACGTTCTGTGTAGCGATATTCATCGTTGAGGCATTTACAACACCAAAACTGCCGGTAACCGCCTGGACCAACGCAAAGTTTGTTGCGTTCTGCGACGCAGCATTAACCCCGTTTGACAGCACTCCGGCCAGCGTATTTGCCGCCACATTCGTCTGAAGATTGGGATACCGGTTTGTCATCAATGACGCCAGGTCTCCAAGCGCAGCATATGTGTTCGTGACGTATGTTTCCACGTCGCCAAGCCCAATATTATACTGTGTCGTGCTGCCCCACTGACTCATTCTGAATACCATCTTGGCCGTTCCAGTTGCCGTTCCAGAACCGGTAAATACCGGATAATGCCACGCCACAAGGTCGTTTGTCCGGAATGTCATCGTACAGTTGTTGCTGATTACAAAGTAGCTGTCCGGACCAACCACAACCCCGATGTTCGTCGGGAATGTCACATTGGTCTGAATCTGCCACGGACCCCTATCGAATACGAATAGGCATGCCCTGTTGCCGACCTGCGTTATTGCGTTTGTCACGGTATCGCCGTTACGTGTCCCGTAATTCGATACGATGACCTCATATGCCGGATGATCGCTGAGGCTCTGAGCCCAAAGAACGCAAACTTCAGCCGCGAGGACCAGCGTTATAACCGCCATTGCCATATATGTTGCAAATCTTCTCATTGTGCCTCCATTAAGAGAATGCCATTGCCCCGCCAACCGCGACCGGCCCAATCAGCGTGGCGCAGGGATACCATGTCCTTGACCCGCTATACTCAAATGTCTTTGTCAGAACGCCCGATGAGTTCGTAACTTCAAAGAACTCTGCCCCGCCTGGAACAGAAGGCGGATTGAGCGTTACCAAGTTAGGAGTCGTGTTGGCATCCACAAGCCATATCCTGAACAGCCAGTACCCGCTTCCAGGATCGACCGTGATTGTAATGGTCTTGCTTGCGCTACCGCCGGTGATAGCTATCTCAAACGGCGTGTTCGGTGATTTCAGCGATGATTCAATCGCCAAACCGGTATCATTGTCGGATACGCATCCCATATTAAAAATCCTCCAGTAATCTTATGAGCAGCGACTTTGAGCTGTCATAAGGTGTACCATTCATGTAATGTTTGTTGGCTGTCTGAACTTCACTGAACTTGCGCCAGGTCCCGCCGCTGGACCATGCCGTATATGCTGAACCGTCTATCCCATCCAGCGTGAAGGTGTTGGCATCTACAACAGTTATCTCAAATTCCTGGTTATTCAGGTCTGTCATTCCGACAACGCCAGAGATGTAAACCTTGTCGCCGGTTGAAAGACCATGAGTGGCTGACGTGATCGACACTGGACTTGCTGCCGTTGCCGCCGTAATGCTCCCGCTTGTGCTTGAAAATGACGCAAATGTCTCTATTTCGTATAGTCCAGCGTCAAGATCCTTCAGCGCGTCTGCCGGCCAGTCCAGCCGGACAAGCCCCTGAGACGGGGAAACTTTGACACATTGGAAGGTAAATAGGACCGTGAACCCGCCTTTTGCCCTGAACTTGTCGATTACCAGGTATCCCGAGTCAGTCAGATCAAGATAGACCAGATTATCCTGATCGTAAACCCTGTGGTATATCGAAGGCTTGCTGTCATTTCTATGCAGTACAATCGGGTCCATAATGCTCCTTATGCAAATCTGTATTTAGGCCGACACTGTAATTCTTGGTTCATTCCGCCCTGGCTTACATCGATCTTGGCCTTCGTAATCCCATCCCAATACATTGAATTGTGGTACGCGCTCTTCTTCTCGTTCGACCATTTCTTGCCATCCATCAGCATTAGCCGGCCCTTTACGCCATGTGCCCATGCCTTATAGTGCTTTATCCACAAATCATCACAAATCGTCTGTGCGTCGTCTTTCGGGGTGAGCGCGACCTTGACGTAAAGCCCGCTTGCATCGTCTTCCTGCGGCTCTACCTTGAGTTTCAGCGTGGTCCGGTCCGTCATATCGTAATCGACTCCGGCTTCCATTTCCTGATCCTCGGACTGCTTGTTTGGCATTCTGACTTTGACCGGAACAAGGATATATGCGCTCGAAGGCTGGCCCAGAAGCTCATATTCAGATACACCGTCTCTGACATTGATAAGGTCCAACTCAAATCGCCATGCCTGGCTTTCCTCGCAGAACTCCTGAAGGATCTCTTTGAATGTCTGCAATATCAACGGCTGAGGGCATCCTGGCAGCTCGGGCTCCACGAACTTATACATATCTGTGAGCAATTTCGCCATATTATCTCTGCATATACAATTTATAATGATACGCTGACAGCTCCCTATTGGAAGCGTCTTCCGAGTTTTCGCCCAATACCCTGAAACACACGTAACTCGCAAGGCTCAGGATATAACAGGCCGTGATATCCAGTGTAGCCCCTATCGCAAGATCAGCGGGCTCCCCTGTCACTATTCCTGACACATAGAAAGCTTCCGGATGAATACCCTTGAGGTTCTTTCTGCCTTCATTGACATAGATCAAGAGTGCCGGATTATCCCAACGATAATCCGACACCTTGTCAGATATCTGACTTCTAACGTGATTAGTTATGAAGTCTGTTACAGTCATTACTCGGTTATCCGTTCGGGGTCGGGCTGGACCTGAGCCTTAGCCGTATTCCCTTTGACGTCGGCCATCTTCTTTTCATCAGTTGCCATTGTGCTTCTGACGATTGCCCTGATCTCTTCGACCGAAAGCTCATCCTCAATGACAATCTTAAGATCTGCGGCCTTGGCTCTGAGATCAACCTCACCCATGGCGTCAAGCGGATCCCTGGTCGGTTCCTTGCCCTTCGGAGACGACTGGGCCGGAGCCTTGACGGGCTCTACTTTGCCTGACCTGATCCTCATTGCTTCGGAATGAGGAATCGCTATCATGTCTGATCTCTCCGCCAAAATAGGCGTCCTTACAAATACTTCGTTCGTTCCCCTTTTCCTGAGCCACTGCAATTTGACTTCAGGATCCTTCTCTGCCTCTTCTGCCTGCTTTTTCGTAACTGGTGCCATTTTCTCCCCTTTGCTTATGTTTTAACGATGTGCCATAAGCGGGACAGGGATTTGACCTGTCCCGCGATATGACGTTTACTGAGCCTTAGCCCGCTGTAACGGTAGGACCAGCTTCGAGGACCAGGAGGCGAACGGTCGCCACGCAGGTCGTAAGAGCTGCCGTACCGGCAGACAGGTCGATGGTGTCGGCTGCGGTTGTGGTCGTCACTCCGCCGGCTGTAACCTTAACGCATGTGGCCGCTGAGGTTGCCTGAGCGTTCGTGAGCTCTGTTCCGGTTCCGCCGATACCCAGGGATATCGTGCCACCGCCAGCGTCAAGCGTGTTGATCTGGAGTGAGCCGGCGATAACTGTCGCGCCAGCCGGAAGTGTGAATATCTGGAACCATGCTCCAGACGCAAGATTGTTGACGGAGAAATCGATCTTCCTCTCGTAAACTTTCAGTGTGTTCGCGTTTGCTATGTCGCAAGCCGCGGTTGCCGATGTGATTGCTGTGTTAACTGCCATTTTCGTAACCTCGATTAATGTTTATGTTTCAGTTTTGCCAACTATCAGACAGGGGGTCTTGCGACCCCCATTAATCAAATTAGCCCTTCTTTGCGAACAGGTCGCCCATGGCGGTCGCTTTCACAACCTTGTACCCGAAGACCTGCAGACCGCGATACAGTCTGCCGAACCCGTAAGGATTCTGCAGATTCTCGTTCTCTGTCAGCTGTGACGCGAATGTAAGTCCGGCCTTGTGACCGAACAGCATGTGCGTGCAGGTAACGCTACCGCTATCTGCGCTTGTGCCCAGAAGGTTGCTGGAATACAGGGTGAACCTGTCGATCATCCCGAGTCTGCCATTACGCATGATCGAGGTGCCGTCTCCGGCGAGAGAAGCGTCTTTGAGATCTGATTTCTTGATCAGACCGGCTGCCCACGGAGGCAGAACGAAGAACCGACCCGTTTCAGGGATATTCTGCTCATCCAGGACTGTTCCGCAGTCTACCAGATAATCAAGAATATTGGTCTTTGTGAGAGAAACCGCTGTTCCGCCATCAACGCCGAGGTTGATATTGCCAGACTTGCGTCCGGCTGTGGCGCCCTTGTTGTAACTGTCCACGTCGGCGTAGACTGCCCCAAGGATGTCGGTATCGATCGATATCTTCAGCTGTTCGGCTGCGTCCGTGGTCCACTTATCCACATAGGACTTGATATCGGTCTGTTTCTCATCGACCTTGTTCGTGACGAAAGCCCAGTACTTAGCCTGGTCTATGAGCAAAGTGACCGGCGCGGACGTCGGCTGCTCATGCACAAGGGTCTGGCCCTTCTTGTACGGCCTGATGGTGATATCAGGAGTCGAACGGATATACACCGTATCGCCCTGCTCCTTGATTTCGCCTTCATAGTCGGTGTTCGAGATCTCTGACAGAACTGTCGCGTCATAGAACTTTATCAGCAATTTACCGCTGTAAATCGCCGGTACGTATCTCATGGACGTTGCAGCTATGTCCCTGAATCCTGCTGCTGTTGCTACTGACATTGTATGTTACTCCTTATTTTCCGAGACACGTTCCGGCGAACGGGGTTTCCTATTGCCCCATTAATACTCTACCGCCGATAGCCGCGTCTTCGAAATCACTCATTAACTGTTGCGCTTCCTTTTCGCGCCCTTTCCACAAACCCTTGCCTATCTCATTGGCAAGCGTCATACCGAAGGACTCTTTGAATACCCTCGGCTGTTTAACTGGCGCCGACTCTCCGGAAGCCCTGGAGGTAGCCGGTTTAACCTGCGACTCAACTGATCTGTTAACAGGCTGTGAACCTTGAGTAGCCATGAACTTCTTAACCAGTGCGGTGAATTTGCCTGAGTTTCCTTCGCTTAGAGCGTCCCTTCCGATTTCGCCGTGACGCAAACCACTCAGCTCGTCTTCCTGACCGAGAAACGAAACCCAGCTGGGATCCATGTTCTTATCCATGGCCATTATGCCAGGATATGCCTTTTCGGCGTCAGACCACACTGAGCGTGATTTGGTCGCCGCCAAGACCTGATTAATGTTCTCCAACTGAGCTTTGATATCTCTGTTCTCTATGCGAAGCTTGTCTCCTTCTGCATCCACCACGCCCCTTATGATCCGGCCCTGCAGATCCAACGCATTCGGATCCAAGCTTGCAGCTTCATCTTCTTTCACATATTTCATGTGCGAAGGCTTTGCCGGTTCTGCAGGAGCCGCAGGGACCTTGCCCAAGTCGGCTATCGCCTTCCGGAGCTCCCTGATTTCTTCGGCCATGCGTGGAACTTCCGCAGAATACTTGCCC